CACCAACGGAAACACCGCCAAACATAGCGGGGCTTTCTTGCATAACTTTGTAAAGGTCTGAACCCATTGTGGTGTTTGTGTACAAACGCCCTTCGGCTTTCATGCCTGTATCATCAAATTCGAACGCATCCCATTGACCAACGGGGATTGCATCGGCATCGTGATTTACAAACATTGGTAGCGGGCGACCTGATTTCGCAAAATCTTCAGCCCATTGCATAAAGCCTTCGGGTTGGTAGTTAAAACGCCTACCATCAGCGCCTTCACGCGCACCCCATGTTGTTACGGTGGCTTCAATTTTTCCTGTGCTTTCGCCCTGCTTTTCCAAAACTAGTTTGGCTTCGCAAACCATCATCAGGTTTTTTACGGTCATAGATTACCTCATCGATTTTTGTTCGGTCGATGTCTTGTATTAACTTAGGTGGTCGCCCCCGTTTTGGCGGCGGTTCTGTATTTGGCTTGTATGTTGCCAGAGATGCTATCACTAATTTAAAAATAGTGGACACTTTATTTTTACTTGCCGATATTCATTTTACGGGTTTGGTTTCCACCGCCGCCGCCTGTATCTTGGGGCGATGTGCCAACAATCGGCTTATCTTTCCCGCCCTTATCAATTAAATCATCAGCGCCATCGATATTGGGCATACCCAAATATTCACGCGCTTCGTTGGGGGTCATAATCCCGTTACTAACGCCCGCGGTGGCAAAATTCATTTGGTCTAATGGTGCGCCTTTCAAGAAATTGCGCGTATCAAACTCAATAGACAAATTGGGGTAGCCAACAAACAAATGTTGCTTTAATTTCTGCTGAATGTTAATTAAGGTTGGGTACATGGTGGATTTATAGAATTCATCCATCATGGTTTGCGTATTGTTGTACTTTGAATCGCCAATACCAATCATTGCCGCGGGTACGCCAAACAAACCGCAAATACGCTTCATGGTTTGTTCTTTCAACTTAGCCGCATCAGTATCTTGCAGGGTAAGCATATCCAAAGGCGTGTACTTCATGCCTTGGTCTAGCAACATACCTTGACCCGCCTTGCTTGGGTCGCTTGGGCGGCTAGAAACCATTGCCGACCATGCTTCTTTCAAACGGGCGGCAATTTCTTTGTATTTGGCATCAGGAATAACTTGTTCGCTAGTGAACATACCGCTTGGCTTTGCGCCGTTCTGCATGATGTAGTTGGCGTACAAATCAATGTCTTGGTCTAAAGAAACCAATTCAGCCGCCAAGATGCCTTTGTTGAAACCCGCAGAACCTTGCCAGTTCATTTCCTTAATGTGCATCACTTGGTTAAAGTTCAGCGGTTCATCGCGGTTGAAACCATAACTAGGCGTACTCAAACGATAAGATGGGTAACGCGCAGGCGTGATTGTTACGGCAATCAGCGTTGAATCAAGCAAGTACATTTCCAATGGTGTTTCGGTTGTACTTTTTTGATCTTTGCGCCACCAAAGGGTAAACGCTTCGCCTGCCAGTTCGTACCACATCAACCACTGATACCAAAATTCATATGTGCTTTGGAAATGGTTTGGTTGCGCCAAAAGGTTGGCAACTTGTTTGGCTTTGGCTTTATCACGCGCACCAACCAAATCGGATTTGACCGCATCCACATAATTGCCTTCTTCATCTTGGCAAACAACGCGAATAGGCAGTTGGGACAGCGCACGGGCTTTTGCCGCAACGCAAGCCATGATGGTGCTGTTGCGGGTTAATAGCGACATATCCACGGGGCGACCCGCGGTATTGGTTGCGCCTGTGGTTACATAAAGAATCTGGGTATTGACATTTGGGGCTTGTTTTGAACCCTGATATACGATGTTATTGCCTAGCGCAGACTGCCCAAAAAGCACATTAGATTCTTTTTGTTCGCCTTTATTGCGCTTGAAAATATCAAAAATAGCCATGTTTTTCCCCAATTTCCTGATGGTTTACCATTCAAAACTTCTAAACCCAAATGTATCAGAAACAAAAACATTGTCCAGATGGCAATGCAAAGCCATAATCATTGCAATAATTCCGTCAACTTTTGCAGATGTATCGGCTTCATTCTTGCGAACTTTGACATTCCCGTTTACATCTGTATAAACTTCTGCGTTTCCTAGTTGCCAACCAACAAACGGGTTGCCATCGTGCATGATTCCCTTTTTCAGAATCAATTGTTCTGCGGTTTTAGATGGGTTGGAAAGAACGGCCATACCCTGCCCAACCTTTTTTACAGGCAAACCTTCGGCATACAAATTAGCCACCAGTGAAGCCGCGTTGTACGGGTCATATCCAATTTCTTTTACATCGTACTTTAGGCATTGCTGTTTTATGTAGCCTTCAACTTCGTTTAGGTCGGTCACATTCCCTTGCGTTAGCCGCAGAATGCCACTTTGATGGGCCTGCATGAAAATCGATTTGTAATGATTCGGGATTAAATCTAGGCTTTCGATTGGCAAGAAAAATTGGAATTCTGCAAAGAACTTTTCTTCTGAATATCGGTGCAAAGTGCAAACCGCGTTTAAGTCGCGGGAATATGCCAAGTCAAATGCAACAAAAGTTGATTCGGGTTTGTCGGCAGGCATATCGCAAATTGAATCATCCCAATAGCGCCTATCGACCCATGCGCTGTTTGCAGAAACATAAATGTTCAGTTGTTTACACAGGAATTCGTTAAGGCTTGCAGGCTTGGCTTGGGCCTCTTGCGCCATGTGCCTGATGTGTTCTTTGGTTACAGAAATGCCAAGCATAGGATTGGCTTTGGCCCAAACTTCTTCGTTTGACCATTCATCGCCTGCATCTATGGAATACAGTAAACCAAACCATCTGTGGTTATCTTCTGCCGCGCCACGCAACACATTTCTTAGGTGGTTCAAATCCTCAAAGAACTTTGTTTCACGGGTAAACGATGCAGTTGTTAGGTACATCCTTAAAGGATTCTTACGCGCACCCATACCCGAATGCAAAACTTCAATTGAGCCGCGTTCGGTAATTTGTGCCGCTTCATCAATCATGGCGCATGATGGGTTTTTACCATCGCCTGTTTTCCTGTTTTCACGGGATAGGGCGCGATAGGTAGAAGTTGAATCGCCTGCCTTTTTTAACTCGCTTCGGTACACAACAAACTTTTGTTGGAATTCAGCAACCATGTTTTCAATGATGGCCTTTGAAGAATCAAAGCAAATTGAAGCCTGTTCGCGGTTGGTCGCCAAGGTGAAAACCTCTGCGCCTGCATCGCCAAACTGCAATTCATACAGGGCAATAATCGATGCCAAAGTTGTCTTGCCTGATTTCCGCGGCACAAACAAAATTACATCTGTCACCCAACGAACTGTTCTATCTTTCCTATCCCTGAACCCGTAAATGGCCGCCAGAAACAGAACTTGGAAAGGTTGCAATGTGATTGGCTTTCCCGCTTCAGCACCCTTCACATGGCGGCAGAACTTGGCAAACTTCAGTATGTGTTCGGCCTTTTCTGGCACAAACTCATAAGGCGCATCCCTGCGTTCCACCATATCCAAGAATCGTTGGGCGGCTAACTTAACATCTTCACAGGCTGAAATGTCGCCAAGGGTAACGCCCCTAGCGTATTGGAAAGCGGGTTCAAGCAGTGGCGAATAACTCATCTACTTCTGACACCTTGTTTTTAATCTTTGGGCGACCCCTTGCCACCAATGCTAGTTCGGCAAGAATCTTTATTGCTTTGTCCATTGATTCGGTTCTTATCTTGTAATACGGGCTTGGCGCATCACCCGCGTTGTAATGGTAAATCGCGCCATTTTCCAAAAGTCCCATGTGCGCTTCAACCAAAGTGTCAACCACCAGAACCAACGAACCAACTAGCAGTTCATCAGATGCAGTTAACGCGCCTGTTGAATTCTCGACCTCATTTCTGATGGCTGTTTCAAATGCGTCTGCGTTCCATGTTTCAGGATTACGCAAAAAGCCAATAATTTGTTTTGGTGCTTTTTTCATTTTTTTATCTTAGTCGGTTTGGTGTATATTAGCAATCTTATATCCCCCCCTAACTTTGTCTTTCTACGAAAAGACCCCCGCGCTTGCTTTTACGGCATCCCCAAATTTTTAAGTTTATTAATACAAAAGACCTATTCTAACGGGCGCATATGGTATTCGCGAACCATGTATGCGTAATCGTGCTTTGTGTAGTCTTTAGCACCTTGTTGGGCATAGTGTCGATAGATGCCCTGCTTTTCTAGCCCTGTCTTTTGGCTATGGCAGTTATGGCAAAGTGATTGGAATATGTTGCGGCTAAACGCCTGACCGCCTATATGCTTCCACGCAAACAGATGGTCTATATGCTTTGCCGCGGCCACTATGCCCCTCGATAAACATCCTTGACACAGGGGTTGCTTGCTTATCTGTGCCGCCCTTATTGTTTTCCATAATGGTGTTTGGTACGCGCTATCTGTCTCGCGCCTAGCCATATTGTCCATGCCACCATGTTCTAAGCAGTAGGTGTTCAGTTTACTTCTAGGGTTCTTACATCCTAGTTCTGCACACTTACTGTTAGATGGTACTGATGGCATTAGGCTAAGAACCGCAGTTTGTACAGGGTACTGTTAATAAGGTTAGCGATTGTGTCCACCTCATTTTGCAATTCGCTATCCTGTGGAAAGCCTGCCATTCTGCGTAATGTCTCTACCTCATCTTTCAGGTATGTAAGGTACGCGACAGGTTCAGTTGCGGGCAGTTCATAGTCTGCTTTGTAGTTGGTCAGCAGGCCGTACTTACCTTGGAATGCTTCAACAAATCCATCGACCAAATCGCCAACTTCATCGTAATAAGCGCCCAATGCCATGTGCTGTGAATAACTCAGGCTTTGGAAATGCAGAATGTGGGCGTTGGTTACGCTATGCAATAAGCATTGAACGAACTGCATCACGGGGTCTTTTTGGGTTGCTTCTGCGCGAAATTTCATAATAAACCTTCAGGTATTGGTACATCATCAGGCCAAAGGCCATATGCCTGCAATTTTCTCACTGTTTCTTTATGTGCGTAAAGCCATATTTTTTGGCGTTCTTCTTTGGTCAATCCTTTGCCTTGGTCAATTTCCATGTGGCATTCATGGCATAGGCTTGCAATTAGGTTGTCATCTGCCTTGATTCCACGGCCTTTGCCCCCTTGCCAATTGGTATGTGCGGCCACCACTGTGCCATCGTCTGCCCCGCAGTACTGACACGGGATTTCACGGGCATGGCGTAAAAGGGTTTGGCTTCTGATGTATTGATGTTTAGGAAATCTCATTCAATTTCAACCACTAGGTTGCCGTTTGATTTAATGTAATCGCGGGTTTTCTTCACATACTTTTCAAAGTCTGCACGGATTACGCTTGCCTGTTGCAAATCAGCATATTCGATTAAATCCCTGATTGCCTGAATGCCAATGCCATCTAAGCCCATCCGCATGGTTTCCTGATAGCGCATAGCGGCTTTATGCAGGGCATCTTGGGCTTTCTCGCATACAGGCAGAACTTCGTCTTTGCCTATGCCTGCACGGGCCATTTGCTCAGACAAATTAAGCACATCAACTAGCGTGCGCCAATCCTGTACTGTTCCATTGCCCTTTGTGATGGCTTCCAGTGCCGCATATTCGGTTAGCCGCAGTTTGTCCAATGTCTGCCTTGGGGTAATGGCCGCGCCAATGATTACATGGGCAATCGGGTCGCTTAACAATCCCCAAATTTTGCGTTTAGTTCGTTTCCGCATTATTTTTTTAGGCTTCTTACATATTGGGCGAATGATGCCGCTGTGTCCCCAAAATTGGTGAACTTTTCCAGTTCTTTGGCTACTTCTTCCAACACCTGATTGCGTTGCGATGGGGAAACAAACAAATCGTAATGGTAGGGTTGACCTTCCATATCCCTTAGTATTTGCTTGCCAAGGTTGCTGTTTCTTTCAACCTCGTTAAATGCTTCGTCTTCCTCTTTTGTCCAGTCAGTCATGCTTCCCCCTTAATGCCGTGTGCGGCTTCGATGGCTCTGGCAAGCGTTATGACATTTACCTTGTCGTCCCAATCAACTTCGCATGAAGCCCAAGCGTCTTCAATTTCCTCATCCGTCAGCGGCTTGCGCTGTGGTGGGGTGGTGTAGAGGGGTACTCTGTCTTCACCAGAGGTTTTGTAAATCGTGCCACACCCGACAGAATCAAAGTGGTCACGCACCTCTTCAATCTTTACCCAACCCTCGACTGCGTTCCAGTATTCAAAAGGCTCATCCTTTGCTTCTAGTGCGGCTTTAATTCCGTTGATGGCTCGTTTTCTGGTGCATTTGCAATCGTCAGCGCAGATGTCTGACATTTCCAACGCCTCCAATGCAAGGCGTAATGCTTCGTCTTTAGTCATTTAGCACCTCCGTTGATTCGGTTTTGTTTAAGGTGTACGCCTGTGATTCTCTTTAACCAACAGGCTTGACAGTTCCACTTTACGCCTATGTCGATACCACCTTCGGGCGGCTTTTCTGTATTGCATTTGACGCATAGTTTGAACTTATGGCTTTCATGGGTTGACCCCATGTCTATCGATGGCATCATGTTTTTGGTTGCAGTGAAATTGGAATGTAAATACAGGCTTTGCTTTTACTGTTTTTCAGGTTGACATAGTAGGCTTCGGCCTTGGTATTTAACCTTTTACAGTTTTGACATTTTGAATCTATTTCCCGCGGTTTACAACTTAGGTAATTCATGGTTCTTGCACCCTGTCTTTTTCTTCTTTAATGTGTTGCGCTAATTTATTGACACCAATCATTTCTAGGTCTGAAAACTGTTCTTCAGATAACAAGCCCATCACGCTAATGCCTTCAAATGTCACTTCTTCAATATTTTCAAAATATGGGCCATCTTCATCGCGTTCGTAAGACATTTTGCAAGTGACAGTTTCGCCCCCTGCGCCCGTTGTGGCATTGAATTCAAATTCGTAATCGTTCATAAGGGTGCATCCTCGAAATTGTCGGGGTTAAAACGGGGAACGCGTGTTCCCTTATCTTTTGGGTTTGGAAAAGGTGGAAAAGGCCAGTTCATGCGGCCACCACTTGAAGTTCTGCCAATTGTTTGCTACTAACAATTTTCACAACGCCTTTTGCTTCTGCGTGTGTCCATCTTTTAGCAATGACAAACTTAACGGCTTGGTTAAGGGTGCATGGAATTGTTTTGACAATCCAAGTATTGTTGAAGTCATCCAACATCACAACAAAGTAATCTTTTTTCCAAGAATTTGATTTCATTTTGCGCTTTCGTAAAGACCAAGAACTATTGGCATGGGTCAATTATAAGCGGGCTTATATATCCTACGCAAGCGCATGGTTATTCTGTTGCTTTTATGCCATTTCGTTCATTGGCCGATTCTGTGCGCCACACTTCCGACCGCATTTGGGCCGCGGTTAGCATCCATCTTAGGCTTTCTTCTTGTTCGATGGCTACTGCCAAGCCGCGCAACAATTCTTGATATTCTGGGTGCGCGTAGGCTTCGCGTTCCTGTGCCGCGGCACTTTCGTAACCCATTTGCAATGCGTCTTTCATCAACAACGCTTTTTTGGTCTTTCGGAATTCTTCAAGGTATATGCGTTCGCTTTTAGCCTTGGCGTATTTAGGCGCATGGGTAATGATGAAATCTATGGCTTTGTAAGGCGGGGTCATTTAATCATTCCAATCATTCTTAGGGCAGATTCGGGGCTGTCAATGCGGCACAAGGTACTTCCAGACCAATTGTCGAAAAAGTCGGCTTGTAGGGCTGTCAAACGCTTTTTAGAACCCGATTTGATTTCAACCAAGAATGTGTGGCCGTGATATCCAACCAGAAGGTCAACAGGCAGGCCAATAATCCAAACATATGCGCCTGCCGCCCGTAGTGCTGAAACGATTTGGTCTTGGTTGGCATCGACCCTTGCGGCATATCTCATTTTTTCTTTTCTTTCATTGTGTTCATTCTTCGCTTCAAATCATCTGCGGCAGTTTGGCCGCGCTTGGCCGCAATGTCCTTAATGATTTTTGACCACCATTCGATTGCTTCCCCGCGCCCTTCTTCCAATTGTTTTTTGCGATAACGCGCAATCCATTCACGCGCTTCGCAATCCTTAAAGTGTTCCATGTCCATCAATATCACCCGTTAATTCCAAGGCTTTGCGAATAACCCATTGCGGGTAAATAACCCCATCCCGCACCCTATCCAAAATCCGCATTGCCATTTCGTATGTCATACAAACAAAAGTTGTTGGGTTTTAACTGTGCCGCCTGCATCGTATCGTTTGTTGTCACCTTTAGGGTAAGGCAACACAGGGTAGGTTAGTTCACGCAACAGATTGGTTTTTTGCGTTTTACTGCCCACAATAAAAACATATCGATGTTTACGCGCCCGTTCAACAAAGTAAACATTATCTTCACCAAACTTTTCGATAACTTCTGCGTTGGTCAAACCATGTGCATAAGTTGTGTGGTGCAGATGTTCCATACCCTTCACCTTTGGGTCTTTAAACTTTGAACTAAGCCCTGTATAAATGAAATTGCTTGCTTGGTAAACATACCCAACATGGCCTTGTTCTGAATCAGCATAAGAAACCACAATGGTTGGCTTTGGCAACATACGCATGGCCTTGGCGACAAACTCAGATGCAATGTTTTTTTCGTTCAAACAAACCAATCGGTTAAGTTCAATCACATTGTCTTGCCATTTCTTGCCGCATACGCCTTGCCGCAGGGTAGAACTAGCCGATGTTCCAAATGTCACTACGCCAACCAATTGGTTATCGATATAAGCCCCGAACGCATATGAAATTGATGGCATACGCTTGGCATAGTGTTTTTCAAGCAACCAAGGTTCTGTTTCAAAAGTGTTGATGGGCAGAACTTTCATGCTTTGGCCCTCAATGCGGCCATCTTTGCCAATTCTTCAAGCGTTGGTGGTCGGGTTATTTTTTCATCTGCCTTAATCTTTTCTAACGCAGGGTCAGGCAACTTTGAAGCAGGCACAGTTGTAAAAATAATATCTGCGGGATTTTTCTTTATGCCATCAGGCGGCAGTGCTTTTGCCAACCATTCCAAAGGTTGAATCGGTTTGGCTTTAATGCAATCGCGTAGTGTGTTTACCAAGGTTTCATCACCATGCACCTTTCGCAAACTTCCAAGAAATGACCTTGCGTTTTTTTCAGCAGTTCCTGCATTGGTCAACAATGGAACGCCATAACCAAAAATAATTTCATCTGTGGAAAGTGGCGTTTTAACGCCTGTATCTTTAGATACAGAATTGGGTAATGTGTCTTGTGTAGTGTGTCTTGTGTTATGTGTAGCATTGCTATCGGATTGCGTTGGCAATGCGTTCGCATCCTTTTTGTTCCATCTTGCTTTTGCAGACGCACTAGCCTTTTCACTTTTTTCGCCAGTTTTGGCTATTTCTTTGTTTGCACGATGATGAACCCAACCATCCGCAGTTCGTTCGAAATACTCTTGCAGTACGATTGAAATGCTATCGCTATGCGAACGCATACGAATCTGTCTTGCTATTTCTGTGACTTCAATTGGAATTGGTTGTTCGTGAAGATAGTACCAATCAAGCAAACGCCTGTATGCCAAATCTTCCATTTCGGAAAGGTGTGATGTGTGACTTTGATAGTCACCAATATTGAACTGGTAATAGTGCATTTTTCCCACTTTAAAAAAACCACTTAAAAGAAACTGCGGCAGGGAAAAAGTGGGAATCCTTTTCAGTTGGGTAATTAGTCCAACCTAGCCGTGTTTCAAAAAATTGTATCAAAGAATCATAAATGTGTGCAAATCTTTGCGTTCTTCATGTGTCATTGAAAAATAGTAACTCTGTGCAAAATCTTTGACCTTGTGATAACAAAGCAAGTGATACAGGGAATCTTGCATTGATTGGTTCTCTACCGCAAACGCAAGGTGTTCCATCATCATTGCTTTGTAGTGCAAATAGTTTTTTATATTTTTCATTTGAACCATTCGGGTTTCAACAACTTTAACTGCCACAACCTAGCCGCGGGAATTTCTTTCCATTGGCTGATGGCCGATTGGGAAATGCCAAGCAATTCCGCCAATTCGGTCTGATTGTTTACCTTTGTTAACAATTCTGATTTAGTCATACCTTATTATAAGCCAACTAATAGATGTGTTGCATTAGGGAAACTACTTATAAAAATATTTTAAAAAGTGCTTGTATTGGTTATAAGTTGGCTTATAATTCATCCATGCCCTAAACAAACGGGGTCTTTTAAAAGGAACTAAAAAATGATTACTCTCACATTCACCGCAAAATTTGATGACACCACAGGCAACATTCGCCCTTGGGAAATTTATGTTAAGCAAGACAATGGCCCTTACAAAATGTGCGCTAGTGCCAAAACATTAGAAGGCGCAGAAAAGTCAATCAAACAGCGCATGAAAGACAGAGAAAAATATTTCATCTGCATTTACGAAAAAAACTAAAAACGGGGCGCAAGCCCCATTAGGGAAAATACTTAGAAAATAATTTAAAAAAAGTGTTGACCTAGTTATAAGTTGCCTTATAATTCACCCATGCCCTGAACTTCTCGGGGTCTTAAAGAAAGTAACCAAATGACAAACTTAACTCTCAAACAAGCAGTAGAAACAAAGCGTAACGAACGCGCCAACAGTGAAGCCCGCTTTGCCAAGGCAACTGCCGCCCAAGCCGCCAAGATTGCCAAGTTCACCCCACGCACAGATTTGCACCCCGCAGTTGGCGTGTTAATGAGTGCCAAGGGTGTTCGTTACTACGCGTTTGTTGGTGGTGTGTATCGTGAAGGTACACCAGAACACTTGGCCGCTTTGTTGGCTTAATTAGGGGGCTAGGATGTACGACAAAACAACCCATGCCCGCGTAGTTTCCAACAACTACTTTTGGATTGGCATAACAGAAGAACAGTTGTTGGCAAATATGAATCGCATTTGGGACAAGCCTAATAACTATGCGTTGTCACACATCAAAGCAGGCATTGCACAACTTGAAAGCCGCGGCATTCTGACAAAAGAAGAAGCGCAGAATTGCCTTAAAGAAACTTTAAAAATGCGTAAAAGCAACACTAGGGAAAATACCTAGAAAATAATTGTTGACCTTGATATAAGTTGGCTTATAATTACACCATGCCCTAACTTCTAGGGTCTTTTAGAAAGTAAACAAAATGTCCCAAATTTTCAAAGCCGATTGTTATTTTCAGCAAGAACAATACAACCCACGCATTCGCGCAACTGTTCCACCCGCTTGGGTTATTGAGTTTGATTGCGCTTTGCCCAATACCAATGTGCCGCCTGTGTTCTTTGGCATTACGCGCAAAGAAGCAATCCAAAACGCAATTGATTGCTTGAAGTCCCGCGGTTTTACAGGTCGTTTAATTCTTAACTAAATCAAACGGGGGCTTAGTCCCCCACATAGGACAAAACATGAAACTTTACAGCATCAATTTTTTCTGCGATTACAAACAACACTCTGAACAAGTTTGGGCTGTTGGTCGCTATGAATTGGAAAAAGAAATTTTGGCTAAGTATCCAAAGGCTACTGGCATTGACATTTGGGTTATCTAAGGACAAAACATGAAACAAAAAATCATCACCACAATAATCGAATGCACTTTGGCAATCATCATCTTTGGTGGTTGGGGTGTTCTCTTGGCATGGCGGGGGTAAACATGAAAAACGAACCAGCATTTCCGTTTCAAATTAATTTTCCAAATGAGGCGGGGAAAGGAATTATGTACCATGAGGGGATGACCTTGCGTGACTACTTTGCGGCTAAAGCAATGCAGGGTTTGATTACTGACCAAAGTATTTTTTTAGATAACAATGAATTTGAAATTGCACATGATGCTTATGTTTTAGCAGATGCAATGCTAAAAGAAAGGACAAAATAAAATGAACTTTATTGAACGCTTCCAATCCCTGTGGCAAATGCCATCACCAAAAGAACTTGCGGCCAAAGAACTTGAAGAAGCCAAGCGCAGATTCTTAGATGCCCAAAGCGGCATGGAATACGCAAAACGAATGTCTGATTACCATTCAGACCGAATTAAACGATTGACCAACTATTTAGAAAGTTCAGAATGAAGCAAATATCAACTGCGTTAGTCAAAGCACAAAAGGCGTTTGCGCCTGCTTTAAAGAACGCCTATAACCCGCATTTTAAAAACAAGTACGCAGACCTTGCCGCGTGTGTTGAAGCCGTTGTAGATGCCCTGAATGCAAACGGCATTGCCTTGGTACAAAAGACCCGCGAATGCGTTGGTGGCGTGATGGTGGAAACAATCTTTATTCACGAATCAGGCGAAACATTAGATTGCGGTGTTTTGCATTTCCCTGTAACCAAGAATGACCCGCCTGCGTATATGTCTGCCTTGACCTATGCCCGTAGGGGTTCGCTGATGGCCGCCTGTGGCATTGCACCAGAAGATGATGATGGACACATGGCAACCATTCCAAGCAAAGGTGTGGATGAAAGCGCCCTTGCAGACCATTTAGCCGCAATTGAAGCATCAACAGACCAAGATGGTTTGAAAGCCGCCTATAAAGCCGCCTATGCCGCTTGTAATGGCAACGCTGATTGGCAGAAGAAAGTTATTGCAGTAAAAGATAAAGTGAAGGCAAAACTATGAAATACGCGACAGAAGCATACGATTTGTTGGTTGACCAGTTAAAGAAAGAAAAGCAAGAACTGTACGACAGGCTAAATGAAGAATGTGGCACAAACTCAACAATCATTTTGGGTTTGCTTGAATACATTGCAAGCAATCTTAATTTGAAATCTGCATTTGAAGTTGCCAAAAAATATGATGCTCAATTTCCAGATGAACAATTGGTTCGTTATGTCAAAGAAGATTTAGGGTTTAGATATGATTGAACAGGGAACACCAGAATGGTTTGCCGCCCGCTTGGGAAATGTTACGGCATCCCGCGTTGCTGATGTGATTGCCAAGACCAAAAGCGGTTATTCAGCATCACGCGACAATTACATGGCGCAACTTATTTGCGAACGAATGACAGGCACAGTTGCAGAATCGTTTACCAGTTCAGCAATGCAATGGGGAACTGAAACCGAACCTTTTGCCCGTGCCGCTTATGAATCTGCAACAGATGTATTGGTTGACCAAGTAGGGTATGTGCCACATCCAATCATTGAACGCGCAGGGGCATCGCCTGATGGCTTGGTTGGGGCGTATGGGTTACTGGAAATTAAATGCCCAAACACGGCTACGCATATTGACACATTGTTAAACAACCAAGTGCCAACAAAATACTTTACGCAAATGCAATGGCAGATGGCTTGCACAAAGCGTGAATGGTGTGATTTCGTATCGTTTGACCCACGATTACCAGAAGGGTTGCAACTGTTTGTTAAGCGTGTTGAATACGATGCGGAATATGCGGGGATGCTTGCATCTGAAGTTTTTGATTTTTTACAAGAACTTGATACAAAGATTTTTAAACTGAACGAAAGATTGAACCATGTCAACTAAATTAGACCTTATCGCTGTCGTAGGCGAATACACAGATGCCCAAGGCAACAACAAAAAGCGCTTTTCTAAAATTGGTACGCTTTGGGATAAAGGCCAACAAGGTATTAGTTTGAAGATTGACCACATACCCGTTAATTGGGATGGTTGGTTAAGTGCAAAGCCGCCACTAGAACCACGCGCAACACCACAACAAAAAGCGCCTGTGTTCATTGATGAAGATGCCCCATTCTGAATAAAGGGGGGAAAGTTACATTTGCGGCAACCTTAAAAAGTTATGCGACGAAGCGTAGATGTAATTAGTACCCCCGCCTTATAGGAAATTACAAAATGTTTGATTTGTTTGAAACAGATATTCTGCACAAGTTGCGTTCTGATTACCGAAAAAAATTAGAAGGCGAAGGTGGTGATTGCCCATGTTGCGGGCGTTTTGGAAAGTACAACGGCTATTCCATCACCAAGACAGATGCAAGATTTTTGGTTTGGCTTTTTATCAATGGCGACAAAGAAGGTTGGGTTCATACACCAACGCAAGCACCACGCGAATTCATGCGTGCAAAAAGTTTTACAAACTTGCGCTATTGGGCGTTGATTGAAAATTACCCAAACGATAATAAAGATGTAAAAGGTTCGGGCCTTTGGCGTATCACCAACAAAGGCATTAAATATATGCGGGGTGAAATGCAGTTGCCTAAAAAGGCATTTGTGTTTGACAGAACGCTAGTTGGCTTTAGTGAAAAACAAGTTTACTTTAGCGAATGTTTTAAAGACCACTTCAACTTAGAAGAAGTGATGCAATCACGATTTAACAGGGAAACAATATGAGTTATGCAGATGTACAAATGAAAGTTATTCAATGGGGTGAAGCCCGCGGCATTGTGCAGAACAGCACCGCATACGCGCAGGCAATGAAAACCCAAGAAGAACTAAACGAATTGTTTGATGCAATTCAAAACGGCAACCGCGCTGAAATGGCCGATGCCTATGGCGACATTCTTGTTACCCTTGTGATGGGTTGCGCTTGTGCCGATTTAGATTTGGTTGAATGCTTTAAAGGCGCGTATTCAGAAATCAAGGACAGAAAAGGCCACCTAACTAGAGATGGCATTTTTGTCAAAGAAGTTTAAGCATATAAGCGCGTACCCTGCTTATCAATAATCAGTGATTGCTTGCGGGGTGTTGCGCCTGCTTGGTTGGGAATGCTTATGTGTGTCCATCTGTCGAATTCTCGAATCACTTGGTCATAACCTAAGTCAGATGCAATGACCGCCTTAACAACTTGGTCAGGGGTCATCGATGGAACGCGAATATCTGCCGCGCAACCAATGCGATGTTGTGATGTGTCTTTACTGCCCACGGCATCGTTTACGGCTTTCGACCTGAACGCACTGTTAACCATAATCGGCTTACCGCCAAGAACAGTTTTGAGTTCTTCCAAGAATTCTGCCAATCTTTGAATGTTTGCAAGTTCAGTTTCATTTGGGGTGTTGTCCAAGGTTCGGTGGTCGGTGTGTGTCAGTTCTTCTAATGTGAAGTGTGGTGTTAAATTCATTTTTTCACCTTATCTGCAATTTTTTCCATTGTGCGGCCACCAAAGTAAAACGACATTACCAACATTCCCCATTGGCCTAAAAGTTCAACATAAGCACCGCGGGTTTCGTATTCAAAGATGGATGCAATAGCAAACCCAGAATAGGCCACCAACAGGAATATTAGGGTCATAGGGCGAATATTTTTAGACATCCAAGAATCACTAGCCATGTCTGCCTGAACACGCGCTGTCAGGTTGTTTTGTTCGGTTTCGTAAAGTTTGGTTTCGTTAGCCATCTTTGCCAACTCGCCATCTTGCGCCATCTTCTGAAGTTCCAACTGCGCTTTGGCCTTGGCTTCTGGGTCGGGAATTAACTTGTCAATAAGTTTTCCACCGACATTTATAAGTGCATCAATTCCAATCATTTGCTTTCCTTTTTCGTATCTTCGTTTTGCATCAATTTAATGCCTGACAGAAAACCAATCATGCCGCCTATTAGGGTGCTGAATGCGGGCGAAATCATTTTGAAGATTTCTGCGTTGTCAACTTCTTTAGCCCACAAACCAAGAATGAAAGCGGCCACCATAGCCAACACCGAAATGCAAAGGGTTGTGCTAACCATCAGCGTGACATAAAGCGTTAACTTTTCTTTAGTGTCAGGAACGGGGGCTTTGGGTTTTCTAATTGGCTTTTCCATGTGACACCTCAAACAAAAATCTGAAATCGCCTGCGGTTCTCAAACGAACCCAAATCAATAATGTTTTGTCTTGCGCGTTTGTCGTACAGTTCAATTTCAACTTCCCTAGTTTTAAATTCTAGTTTGTTGGCGGCAACCGCATATCTGTATTCTTCTTGTACCTTTTCAACTGCCTTTTCAAAGGCCAATTGTGTGGCGGTGTGTGTGGGTTGAACAAGTGGATACCATTTGTCAAAGGTAATCATTTTTTTTCGCGTTCAACCGCCCTCGCATAGTAAAACAAAATCTTTGACCGCAGTTCGGCACTGTCAGCAACACCCGCCCACATGGGCAAGTTGTTCCATATGCCAACAAGTTCTTCCGAACTGCAATTGTTCCCGTTAGTAGTCAACCATTCAGAAAGCCTTTGATGGCGTTCTGATGGGTTGTGCAACCAACTAAGCCCATAAAAATCTGTAACTACGCAAGGGGCTTTTGCATTTGCCCAAAACATCCAACCAATGAGCAATGCAAAAAACCAACGCATTCATTTTGACAAGAAAGTAAAAACCATGCCTGCCATCATCAACAATAAAGCCCCTGAAGCCTTTATTAAAATACCTTCAAGTCGCTTCAATCGCGCATTGATTTGTTCATAGCGAAACGCGCAGATTTCCTCATGCGAGTTTAGCCGCGCTTCTGTTTCACTGATAGTCGCCATTTGGAATTACCAAGGTTTGCCGCTAACAGGAACAGCGTCTGGGCTTGCCATTTTTGCCAATTGAATATCAAGCGAATTTTCTATGTATTCGCTTTCGGCTTCGGATAGCGTAGACAAAATCCAACCTTTAACCATTTCTTCGGTCAGTTGTTCGTAAGCAATAAAACCTTCGCCACGCTGAAATTGCGTTGCCCTTGGATTAGTCGCTGTGTGTTCACCAACAGTTTTTGTTGCGTTCCAATAAGCACTAACAACCAAACCATCGCTTGGGTTACGAATCAAATTTACAATGCTGATTTCCATGATGTATCCTTATTTCATTGAATTAATAATTGCGTGTGATTCATCTTTTCTTAAATCCATGAACCCATAACAAACCAAATTCCAATCTTCTGTATTTTCCTCTTTTTCACTAAATGCCTGTACATTTACAGTGAATTTTTTTACCAAATATTCTTGGTCGTTTTCAAAGACACGCCACACATGGTCAAGTGTTCCACGCCCTGCCTGCCCTCTGCTTTTGTTAAATCTTATTCTGTATTTGTTCATACAACGATGGCCGCTTGTGGTTGCTGAACAGGCGCAGGCTGTGCGCCAATACCAAAGTGAATAAATTTAAAAGCATCTTCTGATGCGTGACGCGTAAATGAATGCGCCAACCAAGAATTAGTGAACATCAACATTCCCGCTTCAGGCTTAAAGAACAACTGCGGGTTGGCTTCTGATGTGCTGTTTTGGTCGCGCATTGGCAACGCAATCTGAACCTTTGATGGCCGCGGGTCGTGAATGCAAGCCATAGAACAATTGTCTGGTGTTTCCAAGAAATAGAACCCAACCAGTTGTGTTGGTGCGCCATGAATGTGCTGTTCCATCATTGAATGTTTGTGATGTTCTTGACACCACATTTCTATTAAAAATGTTTGGAATTTGTCCATGTCATAGCCTTGGCTGTTTAAAACATTCCAACCAGTGCCAACAACCATCTGCATAAATCCTGTCAGGCGAGAATCGTTTAATAAATTCTCAGACATATGCACAGGATAAATTTCATCTAGTTGCCTAGTGCTTTTTACCTTGTTTAAATTCTCATTTGACACAGTTTTTACAACATCTAAAAACTCAGGTTTCTTGATGATGTAAACCCCTGTGCCAAAATAAAATTGCGGTTCTATAACATCTTGTTTTGTCGTTTCCATATTTTCCTCTTGTAAAAAATTGTATTTTAATAAAATGTAATTTCTCTTGAATATTGGCAATAGTAAAGTTGCTTCGGCCCTTGATATTCTCTAATCGGCCCAATGCTAGTTGAAAAATTGTTCGATGTATATGTATATGGCCCAATAGCAATTGATGAACTAGTACTCATCCCCGTATTTGCACCAACACCAATTGCAACGCTTTGATTGTCTCTAGTAATTGAACAAGCGCCAATAGAAACAGATTGACCACCACCACCAGTACACGATCTAACTTTTGCGTTGTATCCAATTGCAATTGACTTTGCAGACATATCGTATCCGCAAATTGCGCCCGCTTGTGTACCAATAGCAATTGAATATTGTTTTTGATTTGAGCCACCAGAACATTTGCCAATAGCAATTGCATTGCAACTTTGGCTGTTTTGTCCTGCGTAGTACCCAATTGCAATTGAATATTGTGATTGACCTGAGTACCCCGCACAAGTTCCAATCGCAACAGCATCAGATTGTTGACTGCATCTACCCGATCTATAACCAACGGCAATTGAGTTGTTAGATTGGTAATTTTTTCCTGATTCATAACCAACTGAAACTGAATTCATACCAGTTGGGGAACAAGCGTGCGCTTGGTAGCCTAATGCAACAGTTCCACAAGTTCCAGTTTTTCCGTAAACAATACCTTCAGTTGTTGGCGTTGCAGGGCCGACACCACCACCAGACACACTCAAAATTTCTTTGGTAAATGAACAGTAGTAAACAGATTTGTAATTAGTGCAAACGCTTGGTGCTTGTCGCATTTTAATGTGCGTTTGTTGTGGGCTATTTGCATTGACATATGAACCAATTGCAATTGAACAATAATTGGATGCGCTTGCACTTTGACCAATAGCAACTGCACTACATCCTGCGCTTGAACAAAAGCCAACACTAACTGCGCCTGTACCACCGCTGTATCTGTTTGCATTAGTACCAATATTGACAGAGTTCCAAGGGGCGTTATTTTCGCCCGCGTATTTACCAATGCTTACAGAAGAATTCCCTGCGTTTGAGTATCCTGCGCTGTAACCAATATTGACAGTGTTTCCATTTGCACCATTCTGACCCGCCCCATAACCAAGTGATGTGTTTGGGTTGCAACTACTACTGTTTGTTTGTCCGTAAACAAAACCTAATGTTGTTGGCGTTGCATAAGCACACAAAGTGGCGACAAGTTCACGGCTTCCTGCGTTGTAAAAAAGTGGTGATAACCCAGATATGCAAGGAGTTGACCTAATTGGCCCAATGTGAGTTTGATTGCTTCCACTTGTGCTTGTACTCGCACCAATAGCAATTGAATTGCTGTGGCAACTTTGAACGCTTGTGCAAGCGCCAATAGCAACTGAGTATGACGCTTGTTGAAAGAAATTGCCGCTATTTCCCGAACGCATACCAATAGCAACTGCGGCATACCCTTGACCGCCTGATGAGATAGAGCATTTGCCAATAGAAACACCACTGCTACCCGCATTTGAGTTGTAGCCCAAACCAGTAGCCCCATTACATCCCGAAGTTGTATAGCCGTAAACGATACCCGCAGATGTAGAAGTCGCGCAAGAAACACTACTTCCAGATGGTGGCGACCATGTAGGCGCACCGCATCCCGCAGTCAAAACATAGTTTGATGGAACACCACATTTTGAAATGAATGATGTGCTTGATGAACCATTTTGATATGGGATAGCGTTGCTAGAACCACCACTAATATTTGAAGCAGTACCCGCAGAATTTGCATAATTTGCAGTACAAGCAGAACCCGCAGAATTCGCATAGTTTGCAGAACAAGCCGTAGTAGCACTAGCCGCAGAACCCGTTGTATTTTGGTTCAATGTAGGAATATCAGAAGCAACAAGCGCCCTGAACGATGGAACGCCATTTGCGGCATTAGGTGCGGCCAAAACGAATTTGGCAGTCTTAGACGCATACGGGTTTAAAGTATCGCCATAGTTGGCAGACAAACTAATTGTTGGGGCTGTGCCACCAGAAGATGCAACAGGCGAAGTTGCTGTTACGCCCGTGACTGTTCCAGTACCCGCGCCAATGGCAGTTCTAAAATCAGCGGCATTTAAAGATGAAACTGTGTTATCAGCGTTCATCCTTGGGAATGTGATTGCGCTTGGATTTGTTAGCGTAAAAAAGTTTGCGCCAACAGTTGTCGCGCCCAAACCAGTTCTGGCCGCAGAAGCACTTGTTGCACCAGTTCCACCATTTGCAATTGCGAGAGTTCCCGCCAGAGTAATCGTGCCTGATGTTGTGATTGGGCTACCAGTAACAGTTAATCCAGTTGTGCCGCCAGAAAAAGCAACAGATGTAACAGTGCCGCTACCGCCTGATGGCGTTGCCCAAGTACCATCACCGCGCCAAAATGTTGTAGCAGAAGCATTTGTTCCGCTGTTCAATCTTGTGGTCGGTAAATTTGCGCTTAGTGATGCGGCTGAACCAGTTGTGTTTTGATTCAACACAGGAATATCAGCGGCAACAACTGCCCTAAATGTAGGTGCGCCCGCACTTCCATTTGGTGCGGCTAAAAAATAATTTGCAGTTTTAGATGCGAATGGGTTTTTCGTATCGCCATAGCCATCATTCAAACTAATTGCAGGCGTTGTGCCGCCACTAGATGCCACGGGCGCAGTGCCAGTTACAGATGTAACTGTGCCGCTGTTTGTTGCCGCAATCGTGATTGAACCCGCGCCATTAGTTACGCTGATTCCAGAACCCGCAGTGATGTTTGCGTTTTTCCAAACACTTGTGCTTGCATCATAAATTAAGGTGTTGCCACTAGCCGCAGATGTAATTTGAACATTGTGCAGTTCGTCAAGTTCATAGCCGTTATCAATTTTGATATAGAAAGAACCAACAGTTGCACTAACGCGTTCAACCCAACCCAAAATCACTGTATGGTTTGGCGCAGTAGGTTTTGTTGTGGTGTAAGCACCCGCAGTTGTTGGTGACAAATAAAGTGTTGCGCCCGCAGTCAATCCATTTGTATTTAATTTATACAAAGAACCCGAAACCTGAACCCAACCTTCAGCACCATTTGCAATCGATTCAGCAACAAAGCCAATTGTTCCCGCAGATGTTGAATCAGAAGTTGCCAACGCCAAGCGAACATCAACACGATTGCCCTGTGCGCCAACAATGTAAACAACTTGACCTTTGGTCATGGCCGCACCACTGCCGTTATAAACACGCGCAAATTCTTGCTGTCCGTATTTATAAGAAACATTGCCGCCTTTTAAACCCAACTCCAAAGTGCCGTTGCCATCATCCCATGCTTCCATACCCGCAACAATTGTTGGCGGTGTAGTCACCAAGTTAAATTGCTCAGACAAAACGCCAGACACATTGCCGTTGTCATCAACAGTAACCAATGAGTTCTGAATAAGTTTGCCAGTAGTTCCATCAAACCTTGCAACAGCGTTATCAGTTGCGCTAGATGGGCCTGCAACATCGCCTGCGCCCCCGCCAGTGCCATTGACCCATTTACTTGTTGCAGAATCATAAACAAGCGCCTGCGCGTTTACAGGGCTTGTTATGTTTACATCACCAAGGCCAGTTAAATTGCCTGCACCAACTTGAACAACCGCAGACCCATTGTTTATGTAGGTCTTTTTGTCGGCCATGTTTACGCCCAATTCGCCAGATGCCAAATCAGATGTAGTTGGAACTTTGCCCACTGTGCTTGAACGCTTGGGCTTGATGATATTAGCCATGTGGCTTCCCTTTCTTTGCTATTTAGCAGGGTGAAAATTTATTTAGAATGTGCCGCCATCAACATTGATTTCTACTGTACTTGCCGCAGTCAGTTGGCCTTGTGCGTTAACAGTAAATGAAGCAAACGATGTGCCGCCTGCAACACCATACGAACCCGCGGTTACGGCAGTGTTGGTGATGCTAAAAGATTGACCCGTTAAAGTCAAACCAGTTCCCGCTGTGTATGTGCCCGCACCACTGAATTGCGACCATGTGACAGGCGTAGTGCCAAGCGTACCGCCTGCGTTAACAGTACAAACCCAACCAGTGTCAGCAAGCGTTGTGCCAGTTTCAATGAATGTGTAGGCAGAAACCAGTTCTGTCCATGTGTTTGCGTCTGCTGAACGCGCCCATGCGGTTGCGCTTGCAACATAAATGCCGTTGTCTGCCGCGGCTGTTTGGTTCTTAACCAACACGCGGTCGCCTGCGGTCAATGCAGAAGCCCAATCCCCGCCTGCTTGCGTAGCCAAACCAGATAAGGTGATGTTGGCAGTTGTAGAAGCAAAAACAGAAGCCTTTACATCTAAGCCTTGCGCGATTCCATCAACATAGTTTTTGGTCGCGGCATCTTGTGCATTTACAGGGTCAAGAACATTTGTTAACAATTGGCTGTTCATGCTGAACGAACCAGTTGGGCTTGACAAATCAGACAGGCTTGCCTGTGAACCCGCTGTTGCCAAACCTTTGGCGTTGATAGTTACTTTGGTGTAAGTGCCAATGTTTGAATTGACAGTTGCCAAAGTACCCGTGCCAGTCACATTGCCTGTGCCATCAAATGAACCTGAGATATAAGACAAATCACCAGTAATTGCAATTGTGCGGCCAGTAGCCAACGCAGTGGCTGTGCCTGCATTTCCAGTTACAGAACCAGAAATTGCATTGCTGAAAGTCTTAGTGCCACCAACTGTTTGGTTGCTAGAAGTATCAACAAAAGCACCATTGCCCGCAATTGGGATGATTGATGTGGCACTGCCGCCTGCACCACCCGTTCCCGTGCCGTAGTACAGAATATTCGTTTGTTCGTTAAATGCTAACTCAGCATTTGCCAAACTTGTTGGTGCGCCTGCACCGCCACCATTTGCCCTGCGTTTGATGCGAATTGTATTACTCATTTTGATTCCTTAAAAGTTTCCGCCATCGGTGATTTCAACTTGGGGTACATTGACCCATTCCCCTTCAAACCACATTAGCGCATCGTAATTCTGTGCGCCTGCAATTACTACGGGGTAGCCGCCAATATCGTTTGTCGCAGGCCCTGCGGGGCCTTGTGGCCCAACAATCCCACGATTCAATTGAATGATGTTGTTAGGTGTAGGAATAACATTTGCAATAATGTTATTAGAGTCTTGAACGCTAACGCTGATTCTTGCCATGTTAGACCACCACAATTCCGTCAGAACGAACTAGGAATAACAAAAAGATGATTGAATCATCTTGCGGGTTGGTAGCATTTGCGGGAAAACCAATTTTGATTCGACCTGAAAAACCAACGCAATCAACCGCGTTAATATCTAGTTCAGGGTCAGAGTTAATTAAACTCCAAGTTGTGTCATCAATAACAAGCGTGAAGAAACCAGTTGCATTGTTTCTGTTGGCAATTGTCATTGTTACAGGCGTTGGCGCAGGGGTGTAATTGGCTATATCAAAAGATAAGCCGTTGCGCGTGTCCTGAATATTTGTAACAGACCTACGAACAATTTGTGCATCAATTGTTGCGCCTGTTAAATCAATTGGGGTCGTGCCATCTGCGGCAGTCATTGTTAAATTCCAGTATGTCTTTTGTTGCCATACTAGTTCGCCCGCAATAATTTCATTGTCAAAACCGCTAACTTGTAGTAGCGTGTTTTTATTAAAAATAGCCATACTCGATTTCCCTGCACTCAGGTTGTGACGCACCCCGCGCACTTGCAGGGAGACGAATCTTGTTATGTCTTTTTTATATTATCGCATTATTTTTTACCAACGCAATAGGACAGCGCCCGCACCGCCACCACCGCCACCGCCACCGCCATTTGCAACGCCTGCACCACCCGCACCACCTGACGCACCGCCAGAGTTACTGCCCCCTGCACCGCCTGCGCCACTTGCAGAACCGACATAAGGGTAACCAGATGAACCCCCATTGCCATTTAAAGACGCACCGCCTGCGCCACCGACGATGTTACTTCCAAATGTTGAAGAACCGCCACCACCACCGCCAGACCATCCCGCACCGCCACCGCCACCGCCAATATAACTGCCGAAACCTTCCTCTGTATATGATGGCCCTTGCGCGCCTGCATTGCCTCCAACATTCACAAGTTCTTTTACAAAAAAACTAGAGTATGTTGCCGTTGAAATTTGACCAGTTCCACCGCCACCGCCACCAGTCACAGAAATAAAACTGCCAAAAGATGATGTGCCGCCAGTAGTTCCATTTGTAACTTGACCGCCTTGCCTACCCGCACCACCCGCACCACCATTGCCAACAGTTATAGGAATACTTGCGCCAGATGTTAAGCCCGTCACAAAAACTTCGCAAATAAGCGAATTATTACCAGAAATCCCGCTAAGAGTTCCTGCCCCTTGACCACCACCACCGCCCGCAATAACAGTTGCATAAACAGATGTAACACCCGTAGGAACTGTAAAAGTTCCATTGCCTAAAAACAATTGTTGTTGATTTGCAGAAACAATTGTCACCGCACCAGTCTGCCCATTAACGCTAGTGACACCGCCATTTGCGGCAGTTGTTGCTGTTGTAGCACTAGTCGCAGTTGTAGCCGTAGCCGCATTGCCTGAAATGCTAATTGCCCATGTGCCAGAAGCATCACCACCAGTTCTTGTTGGCACAACTAAATTTGTTCTTGCCGCGGCCGCAGATGACGCGCCCGTGCCGCCATTAGCAATAGGGACAGCGTTAACCAACCCATCAGTCGCATCAAGTTGCCCCGCTGTGTTTAGGTTGTTTGCAAGTTGCGATAGGTTATATGCTTGTGTCATAGTTTTTCCTTATGCCGCGCCAATTCTAGCGAATGTCTGTTGATTTAACAATGTGAAGTTATTAGGGAAAGACTGCGTTAAATTGTATCCCGCAGAGTTTGCCGTGTAGTCAAAGCCGTTTATTAAAATCATGCCGTTAGCATAAACTTGCATTGCCAAAGGATTATTTGGGAATGGATAAGTAATAGCACCACTTGCTGAATATGTAACTGTATTTGTCACATTTGATGCAGGAACACCAAAATTGTTTGCGGCAAATTGAATGAAAGTAAATCTGCCAGTCACAGGCGCAGGAAACCCCGTTGCTTGGTTTCCCGACAAGTCATAGTCAATTTCGTTAAATTGAACCCCGTTGACATAGAAAGATTCAAAGCCATTTCTAATGGCCATGCCAATGCCGTTGTAATAATTTTGATTTGTTATTTGTGTCGTAATTCTTGTAAAAGGGGCATACGAAGCATTTGCCAATCGTTTGCGATATACATTTAAACCAACTGCGCTTTCTGGCAATTCGACAGAAAAAAACACCTGATTGGACAAAGGGTCGTAACTGTCAACAGTATAAACATCAGGCGGGCTTGGCAATTGATCTGGTGGCACATCTGAAAAACATACCAAATCGCCCGCTTTGAACCATTGATATGGCGCGCCATTGCAAATGAAAGTCGAAAGAAAATCAATTTGCGCCACTGTCGTAATCATATCTTCGTAATAGATATTTTTACTGACCGCCCTCATGCTTATCAAAACAACTTTTGCGCCTGCCGCGCAGGGCGTAGCCATAACAATTCCAGATGAACTCTCGGTGTATTCGCTTGTATCTAACAACATCCCGTTCATAAACACCAACATTTGACCAACGATATGCGTTAGGTTAAAAGTTGTCTGACCCGCTGTTGCATCGAACACTTGTTCTGTGTAGTAAAAATCGTCTGGTTCAACATATCCAACAATGCGGCCAAACACATCGATTGTTAAAGTTCCTGTTGTAATTGTCTTTTGATAAACACCACTACCAAAATTCAAGAACTTTTCAAGCGAAACAACCATTGAACCATTTGTGTTGTTGATAACACTAACAAGACCATCCGCTGAACCCGTAGATGTTGTGCCAGTTCTTGTGTTTTGTCCAGTTCGCGCATCAAGGTCAATGTAATTTAATCCGTCTTGCAACGCACCCCATATTGATGTGTCATAGATTGATGTTTCAGTTGGAACAAATGTGCCACCAACATTTGGAAAGGCCGCATTGCCAACAGCAAAACTAAACTTGCGGTTTGAACGATTAGCAAACAACAAATAATTTGCAGATTCAAAACTTCCCGCATACCAAGTGTAGTCAGAAGCATTGGTACTTCCATTTGCTGTGGTGTTGTTAAACAAACCAAAGTACGATTTATTTCTAGGGTTAAGGCTAAACCCTGTCGTGCCAGTTGCGTTGTCAGCATATGCCACCGCAATCCATCTGTTCGTATATTGGAAAGTCGTTGGCCGCCAATTAAAAACGGCAGATGCTGTTGAATATTGGCTAGTTGCAATCCCGTTAATAATGCGCGTAAACAGATACCAATTCCCTGCGGGGATTTGCAAATTGACAGTTGGCAATGTTTGACCAACAACAAATGGAACGCCATTGCTAGGCAACGATGTTGTGCCGCCTAAATAAATCTGCGTTGATGTAGGGTTGGCAAATGCTGAATACCAAATTTCTGCATACGATGCAAAACTAGCAGTCCCCATGTATGGTTGCACATCAAAACTAGGAACTGCCGCGGTTGGATATTGAGCCGCAATAGTTGGCGCAGGAATGACACCAAAATATGATGGGTCGGGCAAATCAGTATTGGGTGCAGGCGTGTATTTGGTAATGTCGCGGTCATCATAGACTTGCGCGTTGTATTCGTTCAAATCAAAAGTTGCACCAAGATTTCCATCAGGCAATGAAATTTCAGCAACCTTCATTACGCGGAACAATTTGTTTGTCCATCCGTATGAAGAATTTGTGATTGAGATAACATCGCCTGCATCAACCTGAATGCCAGTGTAGGCAGTGCTGATTGTGACAATCAAATCTTCGCGTGCTTGTTCCAAAATCCTTGATGCCAAATACTGCGCTTGCACAGAATCATTGACCATTGAAAATTGAACTGACTGTTTGTTAATCGGTTCGTTGGGGTACAACAAATTGGCAGGCGTTTCGTAGTAAACAAATTCTGATTGATCTCTGTTTTGCTTACTTGGGAATTCCGCTTCAATCTGGTTGACACTACTTGTAATGTCAAAAGCACTTACGCGAATTTCACCGATGATGTTGCTGTCGTTAAAAGCATATGCAGTTGTTTCTGCTTTGTTAATTACAATACTCCATTGGCCCAATGCCGCGTTGTATTGATTCCAAGAATCGCAGGCAATCATAATTGCGTTGATGTTGCTCAAACAACTTTGACCTGTATCAACAACACCATTGATTCGATATCTAGGTTGATTCCAAAAGCCGCCATTTTCTGTGTATGGAATAACCTCATCTGAATAAGCATTCAATGCAGTAGCAGAATTTGCATTGACGATATCGGGGGACATAGCCGCCCCGTACAATTCATTTGTGATGTAGTCGTACCAAACATCTCCGGGCTTTGCAACTCCCGTGTTGTTCAAATAATGTGAAGCCTTAAATGTCACTGTTTGCATACCAGTTGTTTCGGCATCGCGGTTGTAGTTCAATTTAATAATTGCAAACGCCAAGCCGTTCATTTGGCGGTTAGTAGGCGACCAACGCGTTTCGCTTGGAATGTCTGAGCCGCCCATAAAGGTTGATGGCAAAGAAGCGCCATTTGTTGAACTAATAACGCCAGTCTGTGTTGACTTATACAAAGCGATATACAAATTGCCGCTAATTTTTGTATCTACATTACCCGCGCCATCTGTCAGACTAATGACCTTTGTTTGGTCTGTGCCATCAAAAGTAATCTTGCGGTCGCCCCAATACATATCGGTTGTATTAAAAGAAAACTGACCATTAGGGCTAATGTGAGAAATGACCATTACATAGTACATAGTTTTTGCATCTGTACTTAGCACGGCATCAACAAAGCGGCCACCACAATAAGCATCACCATAAATGACAGGGATGCTATTTGTAGATGATGGGGGAACTTGTTGCCGTACGCCATTGTCAACCGATTGATTGCCGCTTGCGCTTGGTGCAAATGCGCGTGAAACAATGCTTGATACTGCAAAGTTAATTGCAAATGCAACCGCCATCTGTCCCGCACTTAGCAAACCAACAGCGGCCAAGTTGTAATAAGACATCACCAACATTGTCCCGACCATTTTTATTCCTTTACAAAACTTGCGCCAATCGGCATATAGCCGCGCTTGGTGTAATCAATCAACGGGCCTGATGCTGAAATCGAAGTTATAGCGCAATGCACATCACCACGCTTTAACATTTCGTTTGCTTCATCATCAAACGCTTTCCACAACCGACCGCCAATTGTGCCGTTCCTGTATTCAGGTTCAACCCACCAAAGCAGTTCGTTCAATTCTCGCACTTTTGGACACCATATGTTTTGGTTTTTTATTCCAATGATTGCACCACGCATATGGTTATCAATGTAAATAAAACCCCTCCCCATGATGATTCCAAACAAAAGGCTTTCAACATATTTAGCATCGTGATTTACTTGTTTACCAAGAACTGTTATTGGATTCTCGAACGCATACGCTTCAACAATTTCAAGCAGTCTTGGTATATCGTATCTTGTCGCTTTTCTTATCATTGTCCAAATATTCTTTGCGATGGGGCGTTAGATGTTGCCTGACTTCCACTAGAACTAGGTTGCCCACCAAAATCAAAATAAGAACCCGCAATGGTCGGTACGCGGTTCATACTAGTGTCGGCAGGGTAATATACTTGCCAAATCTTTGGCGTTGTCCTAACCCCGCCTACGCGGTTTTCAAGAATGGTTCTAAATGAAGCGCAGGACAAACCAACAGTTGCAACGCGGGTTCGCATTTGTTCGTTCCAATCTTCAGTAATAGAAAAGTTTGAAACGATGCCCTGATACCGCTTAAAAAACTGTTGTGTTGGCGTTTGGATAATCTGGTTGTTCGCATCTAAGAACCCGCGCCAAACTTCAATGCGCGAACCCTTAATGTCTGAACTTAAAATTAAAGATACATTTGTTCCATCAACGCCAGTTAACGCAACAGACAAATCTGAACTTGTTGCTTTAATGTCGCGCTTGATTTCACTCAGTTGCAAATAACTTCCCAAATTTGTAAACGAAATACCATTGACAATAATTGGTGAAGCCGCATTGCAAAATGTATATGTGGCATTTGGCATTGTTAGCCGTATGAATTCGGCTTGGCGTATAGACGGGCTGTCCAACGCTGTCATTGTTGTTGTCATCCTGTAATGTCCTCTCTAAATACAAACGCATCATCCCATTGAACGAACGCACCACTTGGGGCAGGCATCAATGTGTATGTTGGGCATTGTTCCGCCAACATATAAAAAGTGCAAGCGTTACCAACCGCGGTTAAAGTTCCAACAGTAGTCGTGCCAATTACAGGGCGATGCAAAGTAACAGAAACTGTTGAAGCACTACCCCGCAAAACATCTGTTGTAACTTTATAAGGATACAACCCTAATTGCAAGAAATCGCCCGCTTTAAAAATATATGCAGTTGATGCAACAGAAGGCAAATTGCCAACAGTAATTGTTTGCGAGTTTGCCGCGGGAACAGATGCCAAAGTTAACGCATTAACTTGTTCGGTAGTTAAGTCGCCTTGGTAGGCAGTAAACCAAGAAAGATTTTGGCTTGCAAACGAAATGGTTTCAGGCAATTGCCTGTCTTTATTGTCAATCGTTTGAATCACATCACGAACTTGCGGGTAATACAAATACGAATGTGGCGTTACAGTAAAAACCCAAGGCACTGATGTTAAATATTGTGCAACGCGAACTTGACCTGAACGGCTAACTTGTTGTCCAACAGTTCTGCGGTTTTGCACAGACATTGATTGTTGAATTTCAAAAATAGTTTGGAACGACATTTTTATGTTCTCCCGAAATTGGTTGGCATATTCTTGCCTGCATATTGATTTGCCGCCCAAACAGCGTTTGAACTTCCTAGCAATCTATCTTCAAAGGATTTTGTATCAATTGCGTTAATGTAGTTGTTGGTCACATTAGTTGTGCCGCCCATGCCCGATAGCGCATGATTTGGAATAATTGTTCCTGCTGTTCTTGGAACAAAAATTTCTGGGCCGCGTTCACCAACAATGCTTGGTTGACCAACAGAAGGGTTGCCGCCATCCGCATATCCGGGCATTCCCAACACCGATGCCCCTGCCATTTGATTGCCACCACCAAACAACGAACCCAACAACCTGAAAGCCATTGCCTTCATCTGCATTGCAAGTATGTCCTGAATGATGCTACGCGCCAAATCTTTAAAACTCAATTTGCCAGTGCGAACAAAGTTATCGATTGCCGAACCCATGTTGCCCATCAAAGAATCAAAAGCCTTTTCGCCCATTTCCAAATCGGTTGGTAAATTACGCAAGAATTCACCCATGCGTTTTGTTACGCCTTCTTCATAAGTGCCTTCACGCAAGCCTTTTGTAAGGCGGTGTTTTTCTCTTGCAATTGCCAATGACTTTTCTGCCAAAGCATTTTCACGCGTTTCTGCTTCAAGTCTTGCTGTTGCAGTTAAGTCCCTACGGCTTCCAATTTCTTCAAGATTTCTTTCTAGTTGTTGGCGAATCAATAATTGTTCGCGTTCTAATGCGTAATCTTCTTGACGCATACCGCTAGATTTCATTTCTAATTGCATCAATTCTTTTTCGCTATCAAGCGCAATGCCCATTAACCTTTGGCGTTCTGCAACCGCGGCATTGCCTTTGTCATACATTGCAAAGAATTCTGCACGGGCTTTTGCATCTTCTTCAGCAGATTTTTGTGCGTTTGCCGCACCTTGTGCATAAATCTGCATTTGCCTTTTGCGTTCTTTTTCCGCTTCTTTAGATTCAGAAACAACGCGGCCACCTTTACCACCAGAAGGTTTTTTGTTGTCTGTTCTGCGTTCATCAACACTACTTCGGCCAGTGCTTACGCCCATCACTTGATCTTGATAAAAATCTAAGTTCTGCCGTGATGTTTTAACTTTGGCGTTGTATTCTTCATTGGCCTTAATTGCGGCATCTTTACCTTTTGTTATTAAAGTGACCGCGTTGTTGTAAGTATGTCCAATCTCATCAAAGATTGTTTTAAAGAACCAACCAATTTCAGAACCCAAAACAGTCACTGTTTGAAATACAGTTCTAAAGATGCCACTAAGTGAAACACCTTGGTCGCCCAATGTTTTCATATAGTCAACAGTGGCTTTAAGAATTGGCCCAAGTTCTGTACCAAGAATCACCATTACATCGCGTGATGTTTGTGCAAACAAATCGTATGTATCTGCCGCGGCTTTAATTGCTTTTTCTTGTTCTTCAATTAAAGGATTGACTTGCGACATTTTGTCAGCGAAGCCTTGCATATCAACACCTTTGGCGGCCTTGGAAAAGATTTCCATTGCCTTGGCGTTACGCGTTACGGGGTCTTCAATTTTCCCTAGATTTGCAACAACTTTGTTTAGCAATTCTTCTTGGGAAAGCGTGCCTAAATCTTTTAAACTAACGCCTAAATTTTGGGCAGTCTTTTGTGCTTTATCTGAACCACTAGCGGCTTCGTCAATAAACTTTGCAAACGCTGAAAGCATCTTTCCCGCGTTGTCTGCTTTGCCACCTGAGTTTGCCAACGCATCAGAAAGTTTAAGAACAGTACCAATTGCAACTTCATTGGCTTCTGCAACATCTGCAAGTTCGTCTGCGTATTTAAGTGCCGCGGCACTAGCGGCAACTAAAGCGGTTGCGCCAATCTTGCCAAATTTTTCTGCGGTTTGGCTGAATTGTTCAAGTTTCTTTCCCGCGGCTTCAATGCCTTTATTAAACTCCGCAGTATCTAAACCTAATGCAACCCCAAGTCGGGCAATCATATTAGCCATCTTTTACCCCAAACTTTGTTTTATTGAATCCCTGCGCCTGCGAGATAAAACCAATCAGGCTGTCGTTTACTGCCGCCTTTTCCTGTTCTTTAGTCAATGGCGGATATATGTAATCATACGCACTACCTAAAATGTTGGCTAGTTTATAAAGCGGGGAATTTGGTGGCCGCATATAGTTGAACACCCCATTTGTAAGGTTTGCTATCTGCGTTAAAAGCCCGTAGTTTCCAATCAAACCATCTGCATACATCGTTTGGATGTTTGCCATAGTTATATCGTCAATTTCGGCTATTGAATCAGGGGTATGCCCGTTAAAAACCATTGCCGCAACGCATTGGGTTTTTAACGAGCCAATCAGTTTCCCCGCGCTTCCTTATAGGTCGGGCTAATGACTTCGCCAATCTTTTCAACAATCTGCATCTGAACAGAAATTGGGAATTCTTCTTCAATGTCTTTGTAGGTCAAATCTTCAAAACTTGCACCTTCCAATTCTGGAACAAGTAGTTTAAAAAACTCAGTAATTCGGGCTTCAGTGATTGCTTTGTTTTTGGCCGCTTCACGCATAGAACGCCCATCAACCAGAATGTCGTTTTCAGTAAACTTAAATTCTTCTGTTTGGTTGTCTTTAAATTGTTGCAATGGCGCAGTAATTAAATGATAAATCCTATCGATTGTTACTTCATCAGGGTTTGCAACTTTCTGATAAATCGCTTCAGATTCTGCAACCAATGGAATGCGAACTTTGAAGATGTGACCACCTAATTCAAATGTTCGCGTTAGAAGATTCTTTTTGTTGCTTTGGTACTTGTCGCCAAATGCGCTTGAAAATTTTGTCATTTCTGTTTTGCCTTGTATTGATTTAACCGCCTACCTAAAATATCCCCAAGTCGTTTTGCGGTTTCTGCCGCTTGGGATTCCAATGCGGGGCGCAAATATGGCTGTGCGCCATTTCTTGAACTCCCGAATTCTTGCGCTACTGCCCTTGCATCACTTTTGATGCCTTCAAATTTGTGGGCCTTGTACGCGTATAAATGGCCATCGCCCTCCATTTTTGCAAGTCGTTTTTTTGCTTTTTCTAATCCCGCATCTTCACTCATTTGTTCTAATTTTTTACCTGATGCAGTCGTAACAACAGCAATCACTGTGTCATTCTCTGTGATGTACTTAGAACGCCTGTCGCGATTGGTTGGCCTGCGGGCTTCAACTTGAAGTGATAGTTTCAAACCGCCTGTATCCATTGGCGCGTTTAATTGTGCCATTTGCAAAACGGGCTTCATTGCTTCCCGTGCGGCAGGAATTAGAATTTTACTTTGAGCAGTTTTGTCGCCAATCTCTGCGGCTAATTCTTCAAATGCGGCATATACATCTTTCAAACCTTCAATTTTGAAAGTAACGCCCATGATTAGCCCATTGGTTTAATGATCTTTTGATACAACGCGTTATTCAGCGTGTACACATAATCAACGATTTCATCAGGCGTGAATTTGTCCGCATGGTTAGCGGCAATCTCATGCGCTAATGAAATCGCTGTTAATTTCTGTTGAGTAAACCCAAACCAATCCTTGCGTGAATCGGATTGGGTTATCAGAAAGCCTAGAAGGTCGTTAGTATCTTTTATTGTAGTTTGCATATTTTTAATTGTCGTTTGACCAACCATAAGAATTGCCGCCAACGGGGTGAATGGTAAATGTGAACTTACCTTCAGCAGATGGGGACATATCCCACTGCAAACCACCAACGCGGCCATTAAAGGCATAAGCGACAGTGTCAACGCCATCATAAACAGCAATAACATAAGTGCGAATGGTTGTGCCGTTGTAGCCATCATCACGAATCAACAACTGTGCAGGGTCTGCGGGATTCCATGCAGAAGTAATTGTTAACGATGTAACTTGGTTCTGTGTGGTGATCTTTGCACCAGTACGCGCACCCGCAACAGAATATGCCGCAAACGCATCGTCTGCACCGAATGAGGGGATTGCTTCGACAGGAACTTGAATGCCATTAGCACCAGTGCCGCCCGCAGACATACCAACGATACCGCTTACAGTACTCCATTGAGATAAATCCGGATCAATAAGCGGGCTAGGTGATGAACCGCTTTGACACCATAGGGTCGCTACATATCCGGGTAAAACCTTGTTAATTAAAGCCATTTTGAATCTTCCTTCAGAGAGTTAAAAAAGATATCTTATGTTGGAATGTCAATAGTGCAATCTAAAAAGATTTGCGCTAAATTTTCTTCGTTGTTATAACTGTTGTAGAGCCAAAACACATCTGCTTTGGCGATAAAGAAACCGCCATCAGAAGGGTTGCCAAACATACCGCTATAACCATGCAATGATTGTAATATTTGGTTAGATAAAGTAAAGCCATCTTCTATGTTCTGCGAAAAAATCGAGATTTGGAAAACGGGCCTGTCAATACCTTTATTAGATTGTGTCTGTCCAGTGTAAACGGGTTGATGCACATTCCGCAACATCCAAGTTATGAACTTAGGTTGGTTTGCAAAGTTTCGGTTGAATGCCGCGTAAACAGGCACGGGCGTAACAATGTTTGCCAACTGATATTGGATTGCTTTTCCATACTGAACGACATTGTTTTGTGTTGCCATTTTTAAACCGATGTAACAGGGTCTGAACGATAGCACATGAAAGTAACGCGCATTCTGTCGTTAGATTCTCTTGCATCAGTGATTCGCCAATCTGCATTGCGCCACCTGATTGAATACAACTGTTGGCTATCAACAATGGTTTTCATGTTTGGCGTGTAGTTCAGCGTAAAGTTAACCAAGTCTTGATATAGCCTGTACTTTTCAGAAATACGAACGCTATTTGAAACATCGCCAACAAGCGCACGGGTTGCAAACCATTTAGTTTGCGTTGTGCTTTGTTCACCAAAACTTGACTTGCCAAAAGTCAAATTGTTAATGTCGATATTTTCAAAACGCTTGATTGCCATTTACATCACCAAAGGTTTGTATGGGCGCAACAATGTAGCAACGCCAAATGGAATTTCTTTCAACTGCGTATCTGTTGTATTGCTTCGGTTGTTGTAAAGGTGAGTAAACAACAACAAGCCTGCCTGTTTAATAACAGGATAAGAAGCAAGCGGGTTTGCAACAGTTGAATATTCGCAAATAATTGGTGCGGTCATTTCACTGTTAATGCTTGTTGGCAAAGTCTGAACAATGACTTTGTTGCCGCTTGCATCGTAGTAATATTCACTAGGCGAAACAACTGTTAGAACAGGCGGTGCGCTGTTGTTCCAATAGGCAACCGAATTGATTGTTACGCCTGCCAAGTTTGCTGTTTGGTTTTGAGATACTTCAGGCAAATCTAAACAAACAGGCGATGTTGCCAAGTTTTCTGCACCATACCAAACGCGATATGTGACAGGGAAAATTGAAAGACCTAAGTAATCTTCAATTGCAAGGCGAACTGCCAGTTCCAGTGAATTGATATAACCATCTTGCGATTCATCATCAAACAAGTTGATTTGGTTTGCCAGTTCCTCCAAAGTCAACCAGTGTGTCGAAACATCGCGACCAATCTGTTCAAACTTCACATAACTGAACGGGTTGCGGGTTGCCGCCCCGTAGGGCGCACCTAGAAGTTGGTTATCTACTGACATTTAAGCCCCTTTAGGCGGCAGACATACGAACGCCTGCAAATGGGTCGCGTACAGAACTTACAACGCGTTTCTCTGCGTACAGAGTCACAAAACCAACTTGCGTTTGTTCAAACATTTGCACAGACATTTGTTCAGTGTCGCCAATTGTTAAAAAGCGATTCCAGTTTGCCAAGTAAATGGGGAACGCATCTGACAAGTATGGGTTAGGAATAACAGGCCAACCGAACACGCGACCAACTGCCGCCCCGTCAGCATCGCCAATTTCCAAGAACAATGGCAAACCTTGGCTGTCTTTCAATTGACGCAAAGTCTGAATCATTGTTGGGGTCATGTGCCATGCAGTTGTAGGCAACGCCCAATACTGTGCAGGCAACGCATTGGCCATGTTGGTCATCTTGTTGTAAGTGACCGCAACACCACCATTGCTAACAGTAGCGATGCTGTGAATACCATTTGTAATAGCCGTACCGCTAGTACCATAAGCACTAGCAGAAGCACTAGCGTAACTATCCAAGCCACGCAAACCATTAGTAGCGCCTGTTGAAGTAGTTGTACTACCCGCTTGGTCACTATTGAGCACCATTGATTGGCCTTCCAATTGAGCGAATTCAAGCGCCAAATCTTCAACCAATGTTGCATCCAAATTATTAACATCGCTTAACACCGCAGTTCTGATTGGCAATTGTGCAACCAACACGCGCACAGGCAGTTGCCAAATGCTTGTATTCACATTAGGTGAACCGCTGTTAGGCGTAAATGTGTACCCCCAAGGGTTGGTACTGTTTGCGGCATTACCCGTTTTGGCAACGAATTGAGCATCAGAACCATTCACTGCAATTTGGCGTGAGCCTTGACGCAATGGGTTGGCTTGACGCAGTGCGGCAAACGCATCATCAAAAACAACATTACCACCAACACCCGAACCCGAACCAGTAATACCGCTTGCTTCACGCAAATCGATATTTACTTTGCCGCCTTCGGTGATGGCTTGTTTGATTCCGTTCAAGATTTTTTCGGTGATAGTCATAAGAATTCCTGTTTAAAAAAAGCGGGGGATTTTCGCCCCCCGCTAATGGCAACGCAACTATTAGGTTGCTGTGCCTGTGGAACGATAACGAACCAAGGCATTGGGATCACGAACGCAGGCATTCAAGCGTTTTTCCCCGAAAAATGTTATATATCCGGGCAATGTCTGGTCGTATCTACGCATAACCATGTTCAAGCGGTCGATGATTGTATGGGCCTGACTCCAGTCACCAAAGAACATTGGGTACTGTGATGTTGTGCCTGCTGAACCAGTTGTTGTTTGTGAAGGTGTATCGCAATACTTGTTCACGACAACATCAAAGCCCAACAAAGTACCAACGATACCATCAACAGACAAACCTTCGTTACGATTGAAGATTGGTGCGCCATTGTCATCACGCAAAGCGCGAATAGCATTCAACAGAATTGGGCTAATAACGAACTTAGCGTTAGGTGTCCAATATTGTTGTGGCAAAGCGTAGATGGTGTTAATCACATCAGCATAAGTGATGTTGTTAGCGCCAACAGTGTTGCCGTTAGTGGTCAATTGGTCGTAAGTGGCAAGGCTATGCAAACCGCTTGTTGAACCAGTGCCGCTAGAACCAAATGCCGCTGTGGTGCAAGTGCCGCCTGTATAGGTGCTGTTTGCGCCTGCGTATTGGTCAAGGCCGCGTACGCCATTGCTTCCGCCTGTTGCCAAAGATGTAGAACCTTGGTCATTATTCCGGATCATGCCGAGGCCCTCTGCCTGCGAAAATTCCACAAGCATATCGCTAACGACATTGGCTTCTAAACCATCGATATCATCCAATGCGGCCGTACGAATTGGGAACTGCACATTCAGGTCTTGCAGAACCATTTGCCAGATTGTTGTATCTTCAGTTGTGGCCGCGCCATTGTTCTGAATCGCATATCCCCAAGCCGGTCCAGAATTTCCGGTCTTTACGCGAAATTGGTAACTGCTACCATCAGTTGCAACAGTGCGTGAAACACCGCGCAAAGGATTTGCCAAACGCAAAGCGGCAAACACTGGGTCATAAGCGGTGCGACCACCTTGATTGTTACCTGAACCAGTCAGTGCAGATGCTTCATTCATGTAAGCATCCATTTGGCTTTGGTCTGCAAAAATTTGCAGTTCTTTTTCTACGCGGGCATTGCTTTTGTAGAAGTTAGCCAATTGTTCGCGAACACTACGATTCACATCAGCGCGAACTGATTTTGTCAAAGGCTTAACAACGGCAGGGGCTTGAATCGATGCTACTTTGGCTTCCAAAGCGGCAATAGTTTCTTGCATTTCGTTTTTGATTGCTTCAACAGCGGCAGGAATTTTTGCTTCAACAGCGGCAATGCTTTCGCTTTGCTTGGCTTCGATAGCATCCAATTTTTCGATAATTTCTTTTGACATAATTAACCTTTAAGTCGTTTATCAAGTTGTTTAAGAAGTTCACGGGCTTCGAGAGCCGCAAGAATTTCCGCTTCGGTAGCCGCCACATCTGATTCACTCAAATCTGGTGCAATTTCAATTGGCGCAGGAACTGCATCGCGCAATTCCAACACTTTCTTGAATACAGATGCAGACGCTACCGCATCTTTCTTGGATAGCCCAACTTCACGCAAGGCTTGTTCCAAAACTTTTAAATCGGCACTACCATCAGGTCGGAAATATTCCAACTTACTGACTTCTGCCATAGGATTATTTGGGTACATCACAACAGACACTTCACGCAATCCGCCTTTAGTAATTTGAAAATATGCTTCGTCTGATTGGTCGGGTTCGCCTTCAGCGTTGACCATTTGATATTCTTCAGCGTATGCACCAACAGAAACACCGCCAAACATGGCGGGGCTTTCTTGCATAACTTTGTAAAGGTCTGAACCCATTGTGGTGTTCATATACAAACGGCCTTCTGCCTTCATGCCTGTATCGTCAAACTCAAATGCAGTCCATTCCCCAACAGGGATTGCATCTGCATCGTGATTGACAAACATTGGCAGTGGTCGGCCTGAGTTTGCAAATTCTTTTGCCCATTGCATGAAGCCTTCGGGCTGATAATTAAACCGCCTACCATCTGCGCCTTCGCGTGCGCCCCAAGTAGTTACAGTGGCTTCAATTTTTCCTGTGCTTGCGCCCTGCTTTTCCAAAACTAGTTTGGCTTCGCAAACCATCATCAGGTTTTTGGTCATAGATTACCTCATCAACTTTAGTTCGGTCGATGTCATATATTGTTTTAGGTGGTCGCCCTCGTTTCGGGGGCGTTTCTGTATTTGGCTTATATGTTGCCAACGATGCTATCACAACTCGAAAAATATGTGACACTTTATTTTTATTATTTGCCGATGTTCATTTTACGGGTTTGATTGCCGCCACCACCGCCAGTATCTTGGGGGGATGTGCCTGCAATCGGCTTATCTTTTCCACCTTTATCAATCAATTCATCTGCGCCTGTAATGTTGGGCATTCCCAAATATTCACGGGCTTCGTTAGGGGTCATAATGCCATTTGTAACACCCGCGGTTGCAAAATTCATTTGATCTAATGGTGCGCCTTTCAGGAAATTGCGCGTATCAAATTCAATGGACAAATTTGGATAACCAACAAACAGATGTTGCTTTAACTTCTGCTGAATGTTAATCAAAGTTGGATACATGGTGGATTTATAGAATTCATCCATCATGGTTTGGGTGTTATTGTATTTTGAATCGCCAACACCAATCATGGCCGCGGGAACACCAAACAAACCGCAGATTCGCTTCATGGTTTGTTCTTTCAATTTGGCCGCGTCTGTGTCTTGCAGGGTCAGCATATCCAAAGGCGTGTATTTCATACCTTGGTCAAGCAACATACCTTGGCCTGCCTTGCTTGGGTCGCTTGGCTTGCTAGAAACCATTGCAGACCATGCTTCTTTCAATCGTGCCGCGATTTCTTTGTACTTGGCATCAGGAATGACTTGTTCGCTAGTAAACATACCAGAAGGCTTCGCGCCATTCTGCATGATGTAGTTTGCGTAAAGGTCAATATCTTGGTCAAGCGATACCAACTCAGCGGCCAAGATGCCTTTGTTGAAACCCGCAGAACCTTGCCAGTTCATTTCCTTAATGT